TTCAGGGCAAGCTGGTTGTCCGCTATCACTAAGGCGCGTTGCTGTGACTTACTCAGGTGATTCAGCACAATCACTGGAACTTCTTCCATGCCTAGCTTGCGTGCTGCCAACAGTCGGCCATGTCCTGCAATGATGTCGTTTTTATCCGACACTAGAATAGGGTTTGTCCATCCAAACTCTCTAATGCTGGCTGCGATCTGCGCCACCTGTGCGTCACTGTGCGTTCTGCTGTTAGCTGCATATGGAATCAGCTTTGCAATGCTGACCTGTTCAATCTTAACGCTCATCAATAGCCTCCGTTAATTGTGCGCTTGTCGGCGCTCTCACCAATCAAGGTAAATGATTTAACTGTCACTTCTCGCGTTCCCCAAGAGTGCATCTTGTCCCCGCACCTATTACAATCAGGTGCATCGCCTTGGCCTTCACATTGAAAACCACAATAGCAAGAAAACTTTGTTACGACTTCAATCATTTCCTTCAACCACCAAGTCTAAGCGGATTTCGACCTCAATAAGCTTTGCGAGATAATGCTCGCATTTTTTTAAATCTTGCGTGCCGTTCTTTTCACGATAGCGGGATAAATACTTTATGCAATTGCCTAGCAAATATCCTGAGAAAGCTTCTGGCGTCATCCACGATTCCATTGCGTCCCAGGGCTGAACGTCCTTTGATGCGTAGTGGTCTCCGCCTACTTGATAGCTATTCGGTTGATTCATGTTCATCCCTCACTTCATAATCAGATGAGCGTTCAAGGCGCTTGCGGCATGGCTCTATCCAGCGAAGGCGTGTGTCAACTTCATCTAATGCTGGAAACCAAATAATCCAGCTATAGGCAGTCGCGCTAGAAACATTCGGGTCAATCTTGCCCTTGCACATTGGCGCACGTTCAACGAATTGCAGAACATACGATGGTGGCGTATTTTTAAATAGGTTTTCGTATCGCGCCTTGCCTTCTAGAAATGCGCTTCGCACAATGACAGCAACACCTTCCATGCTGCTTTGCAATGCTCGTTGTATAAACTGCTCTGCCAAGCGAAACGGTGGATTTGTTATTGTCCAGTCATGCATTTCAGGGAGAGGCCCCCATAGATAATCAGCAACTGGATAGCCAACTCCATAGTCGTGAACGTCAGATGGCTCAACGTGAGCAAAGTATTCAGATAGCGGCTTTACCATATGGCCCCGATTAGCCGCTGGCTCTCTAACAGTCATGGCGTGCAGTGGCTCATCTAGATTATCTCGCAGCCATTCGCACAAAGCCCTAGTTGCCCAAGGTGGGGTTGGGAAGTCATCCAAGCTGTCGTGAGGCTCAGACCGTTGCTGCATAACAGCACTAGAGCGATTCTGTGTCATCATCATATCCGAATGGATCATATCCCTTTAGCATAGCATCTACTGCAACCATTATAGGCCCTGTGATGTTTACCTTGCCAGCTTCCATCTTGCGAATGGTTGTTCCTCCGCTTGCTGGAGATAGGCGCAGTGCGTCCGCCATTTCATTTACGCTGTAGCCCATGTAATGACGGGCAAGCTTTAGCTTTTCAGGTGTCATGCCTCTGCCTTGCTTTTTTGTAGAGAATGGACGATTGTTGTGTGGTCGCGGTTCATAATACGCCCTATCCCTGTGGTGGTGTGTCCCTTTTCACGCAGCATGACAATGCACTTGCGACGCACTGCTACCAATGGCTTGAACTTACGTGGGCCTAAAATGTCCTCTAGAGTGAAGCAGTGCGCTTTAGCAATGGCTTCAATTTCCAGCAGATTAGCTTGCCTTGGCGTCATGCCACGGCTGTCAACAAGCACCATTTCTTCTTCTTTATCTTCCCAATCAAAATCGTTTTCAAACATCATGCGTCCTTTACGAAAATTCCGTCGAGCATCTTGCCCTTACGGTCTTTGATTTCCTGCCATGCGCCATCAATGCAATCTTCAATGTGCATTCCGTTCTGTGCAGCCATGATTGTCAGAACAACGAACATATCACCGATAGCGTCTGCAAACTCTATGTCGTTCTTTTTGCCGATAGCGTTAGCCAGCTCTCCAGCTTCTTCAATCAGTTTGACGAATTGGCTTTTCAGGTCGCTCCCTTCGATAAGGTTACGGTCTTCAGCCCATTGGCGAATTAAATCTGCGTAAATCATTTTATGCCCCCTCTACATTTACAAAATAATAACCATCGCCCTTGACGTTGCCGCCTTGGGCAAATTTGCCTTTCCATCCCATTTTACGGCGCAAAGTAAGTGCGGCTACAGCGTGGTTTTCATCAACATTCAACTCATAATCATAATTGACTGTGACGCTTCCACCCCATGCAGTGGCTTTAATGCGACTGTTTTTTCTGTCAGTGGCTTTAAGATATTTTGTTTCGATTGCTTGAGTAATAAATGTCATTTTCAGTCTCCATATAAGCGAGGCGAAGCCTCTTATGATTCTACCATATCGTTGAGCCACACCAGTTCTTCCAACGTCTCCAGTGGCTGCTCATCAAAGCGAACCATCTCTTGGCGCAACTCAATGTGCTGATGCTCATGTATGTCGGGGCCATTGCCACGGAAGTTCTGACCAAAGCGTGACATTGCCCATTCGCGTTGCTGGCGGTCACGCTCTGCGTTGAATGCCTTCAGTGCGTCGATGGCGGCTTCGGCTAATTCTGTGAGGTTCTTAGTCATATCAGTCTCCTTGTTGGCGGGATGATTCCCTTGCTGATGCCCCCTTATAAAAAGGGTGGGTTATTCTGTAAAGCGTTTTTTTCATTTAATTACGCTTTTTGTCGTTTTGCGTGTTCAATCGCGGCAAGCGCCCAGGCTTCGGGTGCGCCTTTGTATCGCCCCTTAGCCCAGTTCTTTCGTATATCATCCAGAGATATGCTTCCGAGGTCATATTTTGCTAGGTCGCACATCAAGTTGGTAGCTGCGCTCACCTGATTATATATTCCCCGTCAACAAAGCGAAGGTATCCACGCTCTACAGCAATACGCAGCCAACGCTCTGGCTTATCTGATAGTTCTACAGGTTCGCTGCAATGCAACTTTCCAATAAAATCATCAAACCTTTCCGTTGCATGATTTAAACATATTCGCAGCGCCTTGTCCTTTTTGCTGGTCGGCGCAGTGTATTCTTCCAATATCGCTAAACACTGGCGAGGCGTTGGAAACCAATCAAGCTCCTTGCAGACGCGCTCAGTCATGTAGCTAAGGGCTTCTTTCGTGTAGCCGCCAAGAATCCGTGCATAGACTGCTGTTCGCATCTGCCCGCTTTGCTCGTCGGTGTTCTTGCTTGGCAGGGTTGCCTCAATAAACTGAAGCTGCTTGGCAAGCTCCTTGGTTTCGACTGGGATGTTCTCAACAGGCATCGCTAACGCCATCGACCGTAGCTCATCGCATTCTGCTACAGTGAGATCAGAACGGGTCATCAGGTCGTCCATCCGCGACGTATCGAAGCGCTGCGGCAAAGCCGTTTTGGTTTCTAGGCTTACCAGTTGTCCGATTTGTTGTGCCATTTTTCTTTCCTTCTACCCACTCTGCTTTGAAACCCTGCCATCCTCTTTCAATGGACTCCGTGATTGCAGTCTCCAGCGTCCATCCCGCCAGAGCAGCTTCACGCTCAATGCCTTTCAATGCGGTTTCAGTAAAGGCTGCTTTCCGATGGTTCTTCCAATCCTTCCAAAGCTGGTCACAAAATCCATCAGGCTTAGAAGCGGAAACGCTCCTGCGTTTTGCTGTTAATACGTTAGTATTAACTTCTGTATCTGTATCTGTATCTGTCTCTTGGCCCGTTACTGAAACGTTTCGTTCCCGTTTCATAGCGTTATGCTGCTGTTTTTCCCTGTATTTTTTTACACGGTTTGTGCTGTTGTCGCTCTTGTATTGCAACTCATCCCAAGCCACTGGTGAAAGGTTTTCATCCACCAGATTGACCTCTTGCAAGCGCCTTCCGATCTCATCTAGTTCACGCAACTGGACGCCTAACTTGACGGCAATTTTACGCGATCTGAGATTATCATTTGGCGAGTCCAGAAGGCCATCAGCCTTGAGGCAGCATAAGGCAACAAAGTGCCAGCGATCTTCGAAAGCTAACAAGCGCAGCTTTTCGTCATCAACTATTCGGTGATATAGTCGGAACCATTGTAAGCCACTCACGACGCAAACTCTTGCATCATGGTTCTGTGGCGTGTATTACTCAACATAGCAGTGCCTCCTTGAGATAGGCGTTGTTAGAGCGGGTTGAGTGCCTTTCCTCTCTTGGGCACTCCCCGCTCGCTCTTACATAACTCAAAACGCGCATTAGTAAAACATAATTTTTGCGACTGATTGACCAGCAATACGCTATCAGCGTATCTTGCGCGGATTGGTACTCCTTACCAGACGAACTGGGTGGCTTCGGTCACCCTTTTTTCATTTGGTCACACGAAGCTGGTGGTCAGGGAATAGCGCGGCAAAGACAGCACTGCGTAAAGGCCAGTCCCGAACGATCACCCCTTTTATATCTTCCGAAATTTTTCGGCCATTTTCGGTATATTCAAAATCAATGTTTATACCAACGCGCCGACCATTGGCGTGCTTCACCTGTTTGCCGTTGATTACGAAAAAATATTGTTTGTGTATAACAAGGTCACTGATAGCTCCAGCCGCTTGCAGATCATGAAGCTCGTTGCATCTGATAGCCTCCCGTTTGCTGTCATGGGTGTGGCCAGCCCTACACTGCGATTTAACAGCGCGGTATTTGCCGAAGCGTTTCATGCGTTAAGTTTCTGCTCGACCAATCGGTTTAGTGCTTCATTAGCCAACAGCCATGCACCAAGCGTCGGTTCGTTGCGTTTGCTTTTCCAATTAGATAGGGTGACGCGGGTCAGACCAGCTTCGTTCGCTATCTGATAAGCCCTGATCTTGTGCGTCCTGGCAAGGTCGTAAAACTCTGCAATCGCTTGGTCTACATTTGTCATTTTAAACTTTCTTTCGATTGATAATAAAAAACGCTTTTAATCTTTGTTGAATTGCTTACAAGGGGTTTGGCAAATAAAAAAGGAGATACCAAATGCCAGTGCATAAAAAGATTAACGAAGCGCGGATTGCCTTCCACGCATTGCCGCTTAAAAAGTCCGGCCATAACACGTTTGCTGGATACAAGTATTTCGAGCTTTCCGACTTTGTGATTCCAGCCCTTCGCATCTTTAACGATGTCGGATTGTGCGCGATCATAAGCTTTTCGGAAACCACAGCGTCGATGCACATTGTCGATGTCGAAGATGGGACACAGGTAATCATTCACAGCCCAATGGGTTCAGCCAATCTTAAAGGCTGCCACGAGATACAGAACATTGGCGCTTGTGAGACCTATTCCACCCGCTACCTTTGGACAGCAGCCCTTTGCATCGTCGAGCATGACGCTTTGGATGCTACCACAGGCAAGAGCGAACCAGCGCCACGCGCCAAGTTTATCAGCGACGAACAGTTTGCTGAATTGCAAGCCTTGGTGGACGCAACCAAGACTGACTTGGCTTTGCTCTGCAAGCATTACAAAATCACCGCACTCAAGGAATTGCAGGAAACCCGCTTCGATGCGGTCAAGGCTGCATTAGAAAAGAAGCTGGCATGACAGACGCAGCTATTATCCAGCGCAGCCCTGAATGGTATGCAGCACGTTGTGGAAGCCTTGGCGCTTCCCAACTAGCAGACGCACTAGCCAAGACTAAATCTGGCTGGGGAGCGTCACGCGCTAACCTTCGTGCCACGCTTGTAGTCGAACGGCTCACAGGCCAGCAGGAAGAAGGCTTTGTTCGCAGTGCAGCTATGCAGTGGGGAATTGACAAGGAGGAAGAAGCTAGAATCGCCTACAGCTTCGTTACGGGCCACGATGTCACTGAGGTAGGGCTGTATAAGCACCCGACCATTATTGGCTCTCACGCCAGCCCTGATGGGCTTGTAGGCGATGATGGCTGCATTGAGATTAAATGCCCTAATTCTGCCACACACATAGAAGTGCTCAAAACAAACCAGATTGCACACAAATATCTGCTCCAAATGCAATGGCAAATGGCTTGCGCTGATAGGCAGTGGTGCGATTTCGTGAGCTTTGATCCACGGATGCCAGACCATCTTATGCTTTACATTCAGCGAGTGCAGCGCGACAACGATATGCTGGCTATCTTGGAATCAGAGGTTGCCGCATTTCTTGTAGAAGTTGATGAAGACGTAAAGGCGTTATCAAAACTAGGAGACCAGTAATGTCACAGAACGACAGAATTTTAGACCACCTGCGTAACGTTGGAACAATCCGCCCAATGACAGCATGGAACGATCTTGGAATCTATCGCCTTGCCTCGCGGATTAATGATCTGCGAAAGGCTGGGCATAAAATCAACACCAAAAAGGTCGAGGTTGTCAATCGCTGGGGTGAATCCACCTATATCGCTGAGTATAGCCTGGAACTTGAAGATGCTGCCTAATCGCATTGCCAAGAAGCCAAAGCGTTCATCGCGGTGGCGGTCACAGGGGCATATGAACTTTATTCGATCGTTTCATTGCTGCATTAATGGCTGCCAGGATATGCCTATCGAAGTCGCGCACATCAGGATAGGCAGCGGTGCAGGGATGGGGCAAAAGCCAGACGATTGGCGAACAGTTCCGCTTTGCAAAAACCACCACCATCAACAGCATTCCGTAGGTGAGCAGACGTTCTGGAAAGGCATCGACATTGAGGCCATGATCGAAGCGTTCTGCAAAGCCAGCCCAAAGGCGCGTGAGATCAAAGAGGCTCAAGACAAGTGACGCAGACAGTCTGGCTTCGTGGTGAATATCAAAGGCGATTGGCTCACCAGTTAATCGACAAGGCTCCACAGGATGCAGTCGTTAAGATTAGCGCAGCCAAGCGCAGTGACGACCAGAACGCAAAGATGTGGGCCATGCTGTCAGACATTAGTCGGGCAGCACCAGAGGATAGGCATCACATACCAGAAGTTTGGAAGTGCATATTTATGGCAGCATTAGGGCATGAAGTGATGTTCACAATGGGCCTGAACGACCAGCCTTTCCCAGTAGGCTTTAAAACATCAAAGCTAACCAAGGCTCAGATGTCAGATTTAATCGAGTTTGTGTATGCGTATGGGGCGCAACATAACGTACAATGGAGTGAAGAACATGAGTGAACCACACAGTGAACAGCTACGCCTTTTGATTGAGCGCATCGAGCGTTTGAACGAAGATAAGAAAAGCATCCAGGATGACATCCGCGATGTTTACAATGAAGCCAAAGCACATGGCTATGACACTAAGATTGTTCGTGCAGTGATCCGCCTTCGTG